AAAAGCCTGGGCTCTGGATATTACTTCGGCGATATTCCTATGGTACGAGATTGTAACAACCCTTTAGGGTGTCTCTCGTTGGAAACCGCCATTAAGACAAGGTCTTACTTGACTGAGTTTTGTGGGTGCTTATCGGGACTTTATGGTCTTGATGTTAAGTCGCTCGAGGGTAGCTTACCCGTACTCGATTCTTGTCCTTGTTCTTATGTGGCCGCCATCAAGAAGTTCTGCGGAGGACTTCTTGAAGGCGATAGATCCCACCCTTGGAGAGGGGTTATCCGTGGACGCGGGAGACGTGTTAAAGTCTCCGTATCCGCCTCTCTCTTTCTCTTCAGGAAGGTGTTAGCCTCCCCTGATCCTGACCTGGACGCGTATGTCAGACGTATGTCTGAACCCAGTCCGACCCCGGATCGTTCGTTCCTCGAGTTCTGCGAGAGGCGAATTGAAAAGATGTTTCCGGTCGGATGGGATAAGTCCTATACGCGGTGGTGTGACTCGGTAGTGCTACCCTCTTCGTCTTGTACGCAGAGGGGACGCGGGAAAGGAGGTGCGAGAACCTTGGTTGCCTCTGGAGAGTCTTGGCTTAATGCTGAGACTTATTCGGAGGTTACTAAGTGGGCTCGTCCGGGCTCCTTAATCTTGAAGCCAAGTAGAGTTTGTTCTGTAGAGACGGGGGGTAAGAAGAGGATTGTCAGTGTACCCGACATTGATATGAATCTCCTTCGACCTCTACATTATACGCTCTATGATAAGCTAAGTAGATTCGAGTGGCTCCTTCGAGGAGACGCCCGTCCTAACCGATTCAAGGATTTCACCCGCGTACACGGTGAAGTTTTTGTTTCGGGTGACTACGAGAGCGCCACTGACAATCTCAATACTCAAGTTCAGAAGTTTATTCTTCGTAAAGTCCTTGAGCGCTGTACCTCGGTTCCACTGGGTATCGTGGAACTGGCGGTTCAGTCGTTGTCTATGTCCTTGCGGCATAACGGTGAGATTGTCGAGCAGCAGCGCGGTCAGTTGATGGGAAACTTGCTTTCTTTCCCTCTGCTCTGCCTTGTCAACTTTCTTGCTTTCAAGTTTGTTGTCAGGCGGAGGGTTCCTCTTCGGATTAATGGTGATGATATTGTTTTCCGTGCGTCACCGTTAGAGGCAGAGAGATGGTTTGCAAGTGTTGGGCGCGCCGGACTGACTCTTTCACGAGGAAAGACGTTGGTCGATAATAGGTTCTTCTCATTGAATTCTTGTTTCTTTGAGGCTCAGGACAGGCGTGTACGCCTGGTGCCTTTGGTACGTTCGAAGGCTTTCTTCGGCGTCGTGGAAGAGGGAGTCTGTTCTCTCCGAGACAGGTTCCATTCTTTCCAAAGCGGGTTTTCACAGGCCCGTAAGAACTTTTTACGACAACGTTTCCTACATGTAAATCGTCGTTTCGTTTTGGCATCTGGTCGGTCAGTTAACAATGGCCTCCAGATTCGCGCGAGCGAAGATTTACTCCGGTCTGTAGGACTCTATAATCGAGAGATCGCGTACCTGGACACGACTGGATCTTGGATTCAGGAGGTCCCGCTTGCTGATGTTGCTAAGCAGGTGAACCCGTACAAGATTGAGGGTTGGTCTCTCGAGAAAGGAGATATTCGTGATCAGAGGGTGCGAGGGAATCAGAAAGAACACGCTCGTCTGGTGCGTCAGGCAGTGTGGACTCAATTGGTGGAGTCCGAATCCCTTACACTAGAAAAAAAGAAAAGGTTTATAAAGGAAAGTGGTTTGAATATCGCCAACTGTGGGAGGTTGAGTTCGCCTCGCGTTCGACGGTTCGCTCGGTTAGCCGGGTGTTCTGCTCGTGCGGCGGACAGATATTTAAATCGACACCGATCTTTCCCTCCTGTAAACCTGTCCCATAGTGGGAGCCTTTGCTGGGTTCCGACGGTTGAGCGATCCCGTTCAATTGTCTTCTTGTCTAGCGGCTTTACTACCTTTACTTCTGGAGGGGACCGTGAGTAGGTCTGGGAAAGCGGTCGGGTCCGGGGTAACTCTCCGGGTAGCCCAGCGTACGGGTGTTCGATGCCTCGAGGTCGTTTACACGACCCAGGAAGCACTTAAATGTGTGATCCTCGCAGCTTGGCTGCTGTTATGAGGCAAGACGTGCTGGAAGCTCGTCTAAGGAAGTAGAGGTAGAGGAGAGGCGGTGACCTGCACCCCTAAAGCCCGGTCGTCTCGCTGGGTTTAAGTAATAACAGGGACAAAGGGAAATTCGAAAGAATGGAACGGCGTCAGAGAC